GCTACTGTCTTTACCATGAATGATGGAATGTTGTCCATATACATGATAAATCTATTCTGTACCTTCGGTTCGAAGGCTCTAAACATTATTTCGTTTGAGTCTAATACTGCCATGTTATTTATTCTTTATTATAAATATCTTTATTTAAAATTATCCTTCAAATGTAGCACCTGTTGGCTCAATTGTAAAGTCAAGTACGATAAATTCGGCAGTTTTAGCTGGCTGAATAAAGATCTGACCGATCAATTGATTTCTATCTACTACGTCTGCAGTGTTGTTTGTATCGTCCATTACTACTCTGTAGGCGTAAAGACCTTGTCTCTGTACTACTGATTCTAGGTAAGGATTAACTGTGGCTAGGAATCTGTTACGGGTTGTAATAGTGTTTTGTTCGAATACTAATGTCTTAGCTTGATCTCCGATAAACTTCTTCAACTCGATTAACAATCTTCTTACATTTACACGATCAAGAGCTGATGCTTTAGTCTGAAGAGTCTTCTGACCAAATACTGAAATGCCTTGACCTGGGAATGAAGCGATTGGATTAACTTTGTTTGAGTAAAGAGTATCTCTTTGAGTTCTAGTCAATCTACGCTCGGCTTGAATTACTCCTGTAATACCTCCTCTTACAAGTCCGGCTGGTGCAAACCAAGGTGCTGAACTGTTGTCGGTAAAGGCATATACACCTGGAATAACTACTGAAGCAGGAACCCATTCGTTCTTACCAGTAGCTGATTGCATTTGCAACCAAGGCCAGTATGCAGCAGCGTATGAGCTGTTTAAGTTAGCTGATTGAGCTACAGCTCCTCCTACTGTGTCATTATATTCTACTAAATCTACTACTGCGATACAATCTCCTCTTGTTTCGGCTAGAGAGATGATGCTGTCAATTTGAGTACCGTGGTTAGTTAGTTCGTAAACTAAACCAGGAGCAGAAATAATGTTAAATACATAATCATCTGTATTTTCAAGTACAGAGATAATATCTGCGTAATCTGCTGAAGGATCTAATCCTTGAGTATTTGTTCCGTTAATATTCCCGAAGAAATTAGCTCCGGCAGCAACTGCTCCGACTGCACCTTGGAATGAACCTGAACTAGCAACTGGAAGAGATCCAGAATAAGAAATACTATCAGCATCGGTGTTTACAGTTATACCATCTGTTCCAAGATAATTGAGTGTTTGTAGGTTTACGGCAGATACTCTAATATAGTTAGAACGATTAACATACTCCCCAAGAGTACGGATATATTTAGATCCATCCCCATCTGTAGTTAGTTGTTGGTATTGAGTACCGATTACTTTCTCTATATAATTGCCAGAGTTAGGATCTAATGAGAGATTGTTAAATGTTTCAAGAACAATTTTATTTTTAAGATTATCATCTCCTTGACGAACACTTAACGTAAATGTACCTTGAGCATTATTTATGTTACTAATCTCCCATCTTAGATTATCGGTAGAACCAGAAACTAGTGAACTATCGCTGTTTTGCTCTATAGCTTCATCTAATCCAACAGAATTATTATAGATAACTCCTTTGCCTAAAGTCTGTAAAGCGAAAGGAGCTGTGGGAACTGCAGATCCTGTAATTTTAGTAGATGTAGCTCTAGTCCATGTACTAGAATCGTCGACTACTCTGTTTACCAATACCGAGTTACCACCTTGTTGAAAATAATTTTTTACTGCAAGAGAGGTCAAGAATTCATAAGAAGAAGATCCTGATTCAAAAGTTACTCCAAATTTTCTTACATAATCATTATAAGAAGTAACTAGAGTAGGAATTTCTACCGGCCCTTTAACCGTTGGTCCGATAATAGCTCCGCCTGCTTCTACTGGGGCTGGTTGAATAAATGAAATATCATTTTCTCTTGTGAATACACCTGGAGAGATTATTGTTTCTGCCATGTTTAATGAAGTTTATTTAAATGTCTTTTATAAATATCAGATTATTTTGCAAACCTTTCTTTTAAAATGTAGGTAGGTAGCTGTATATAAATAGGAAGGGAGGTTGCAAAAACCTCCCATAGAATAATCCAATATAATTTAAAAAACTATTCTGATTCTGATACAAATTCTTCTGTATCTAGATTAATCGTTCCTTTGCCGTATTTGTCTTCTAGTACTTTTACTAGATCAGCTTCTTTTTGACGAGTTTCGTCAAGATAACTTACTACGTTTTTACGTCTTTGTTCTAAATCTAGTTTTGCTAACTCTAACTGTCCAAATTCGGTTTGAACGGCCGTCATACGGTCTTGAATTTCTTTAATTTGTGTAACTTCCTCTTGGGTTAATTTTTTATTTGTCATGACTTATTTTTCTTTTTTTATATAAATATATGAATTAATTTTTAATTTACAACTATTCCACAGAAAATTCGTATACATCTAACCCGAAAGTATAACTTTCTTCTGCACCTAACAAACTAAAGTTATTATGGTGTAAGATAACTCTACCGTCGTGGTATACTCTTATGTCGCATATGTCTATATCAAAGTCATCCAGGTTCCAGGTGTTTGAATGTATTCGCTTCCATGGGCTTATTTGCTGCTGGTTTTTATCAGCTATCATTATAATAAGGTCTGTTGAAACATCCGATAAAAATTCTAGAAGTAGTAGATTTCCGTTTTTGCTGCTGGTGTATTCTTTTGCAAAGGGGTACTTTTGCTCTAAACTACAAGGAGTAGGTTCTTTGATGTTTTTTGAAAATAACTTTAAACTTCCGTTTACCCTTAGTTTACCTGAGGTTGCAATCTTGTTAGAAATGTCTGAATTATAAACTAAGGTGAATACAATTCCATCAAGTAAAGAATCGTATACAGTATCCTCCCAAGTTTTCCAACTCCTGAATATGTCGTGTTTTTTATTTGATAAAAGCCATTTTGGAGCTTGTTTTTCAGTAGGAAATAAATCTGTTCTATAAAAGACTCCTTCTTTTTCAAACCATTTCATTTTAAAAATAGTTTGAGTAATAGATCTAAATTGCCCGTAAAGAAAGGGATACTTATCTGTACTTAGAGCCCAATGTGGATATTGGTGTACTCGGTATCTATAATTTATAGCTAAATTATCCTGTTTAAGTCTTAGTAGGAAATCTGTATCTTCATGCTCACCACCGATAAATCTTTCATCCATCATTCCAATCCTGCGGAATACTTCCTTAGTAGTTCCATAGAAACCAAAAGCAATGATACAGCTGAGTGCATATCCGTTGCAGAGATCCTCGATTATTGTATGAATATCTTCCGGTTTTGGGATAGCTGAAGGATTTAAAAAGATCATAAATTCTGCTTCTGTAGCTAATACAGCTTCATTTATCATTTGAGAGTAAGAAAGCATATTACCTTCTATTCTTTCAGCTCTAATATCCCATTCTATATTAAAATCAGATTCTAGAGATAAAAGTCTTTTTTTTTGCTCTAATGCTCTTTTTACTGTTGGGGCATTAAAACAAATTGCTATATTGTTAGGTCTTTGGAGTATCATATTTTTTACTATGGTTAAACCCAAATTAACTGTTTATTTTGTTTTATTTTCTTTACTATGGAAACTCCAGGATGAATTGGTAAAGTAACAATTTCAAATTCTCCTATTAAATTTTCTTTTATGTACAGCGCAGTTTTGTATACATCGTTACACATTTCTGGGTGGAGGTAGTCTGTGTTTATAGGGTATGTGTCATGGAAAAAAATAAAACCATCTTCTATTACTCTACCTTTTACATTTAAAAAATCTTTTAGAGACTGCTCATGTGAGTGATCTGCGTCGATAAAAACTACATCAAATTGTATACCTTTGTCAAGAGTTTCAAAATACTCATCTGTTGTCTTTTGATGGTATTCCATATTAGATTCAATTTCTATTTGTGCAGGAATAGTATCAACCCCAATAGCTTTTTTACAGTATCTAGATAATTTTTGAAAATTCACTCCATCACGAATACCTAATTCTAAGTAAGACTCCGGCTTAAGCCATTGAAAAAGATGTTCGAAGAATCCTGTATGATTAAAGGTTTCGTCAGGTGGAGGAGTATTTCTTAAGTATATAGGTTTCATAAACTTTATTTTAATATAGATAAGCCCAGTAAGGTTTAAAAAGAGAAAAATTTTTGATCGTGAGCAATATTACTTACTTTGGGATATAGGTTAAATAAAGGATCAAACCTATCTAAGTTTGAGTTGTACATAAATTGGGGATGAAGTTCTAATAAAATATTCCATTTATACTTGACACCGTAGCTGAATAGATCTTGCATAATATGCTCTTCAGCTCCTTCTATATCTACTTTTACAAATTCTACTTGTTCAAAAGGTATAATAGATGATAACTTGTCTAAAGTAGTAGTTTTTACCGAAGTGGTCGGGATAGAAGAATTAAGTTGACTAGTAGAAGCCCCCATACCTTCGTGGGCAAATATAGGATTTAAACCAAAATTAAGCGTAGTTTCTTTTGAATATAGGGCTTTAGAAATTATTTTAACATTAGAGCATTTATTATCTTTTAAATTATGTTTTAATGCCTCTAAAGCAACTGGGTCTGGTTCAAAGCTATAGACATAATCAAACAGTTGAGATAACGCTATAGAAGTAGCTCCAATCCATGATCCTATATCAAGAGCTATTTTCTTTCTATTAGAATATTTTTTAAATATTTCAAAAGTTTCAGGCTCCCATTTTTCATTTTTTAAGCTATTCACATACCAGTTAAAGGGCGATATTGCTCTGTTATGAGTAGGATTAAATTTAAAATCAATCCCATATGAATTAAATACTTCCATTTTAAAAGTTAAAAAATTTATTAATGTTTAAGTTTATAGTGCATTTTTATATTTATAGGTCCATTACTTTACTCATAAGGCTTATCTCTCCTATATGGTGAAAAAAGTTTGCTAAGTGGTATACTCCTTTGCTGTTAATACTTTTAGCAAACTCGAATTCATATTCTTTTATATATTGAAAATCTGCGGCATGATATACTTCTCCTTTTACCAAGCTTGGATTATTAGTATAGTTATCTATTCTAACTTCGTTCCAGTAAAATATACCGTCTTGAACTCGATGTATGTGTTTAAACATTTTAGGGTAAGGATTTTCCCAAAATTCTGGAGTAAGTGTATGATTGTCTTTTATATCCTGGTTTTGAATGTGTAGTGATTCTGAAAAACCTATTTGGGTCCAGTTGCTGTTTCTTAAAATTTGAGTAAAGCGTGTAATGTCAAGATACTGATTAAGTGTCCAGTCATCTTCTAATATAAATGCTATGTCATCTTTTGGTAGTATTTTTTTTATAAAATTAAATTTATCTATAAATTTTAATTCTTTATTATTATTAAAATTAACTGTTTGAAAATTATCGGCAAAATACTTACGCAAAAGTTCCTCAGTTAAAACTCTCTCTCCTAATGATGAT